TTTCAGCATGTTCGTTTTCGTAGCGGTCGTACTCCATTCCAAATAAAGCGTTTAGACCTGGTTCTAGCTCTTTTGCTAGTTGTGATCGATTAATCGCCATTATTATACTCCTACTGCTTGAGCATAAGTATGCTCGTTAATTTTAACAATCATGTTGACGTATGTAGAAAGACTTCCAGTTCCTAGAGCGTTATTCTCTGGGTCATTGGAAAATCCAATAATTCTACATTGAGCTGTACCTGTTGCCATAGTGCCACTGAGATCTACATTAGATCTACCAGTTGTTGTACTACCAGCAGTGTAAACAATATCAGCGTTTAAACCGACAACTGTTTGTACCACACTACCTGTAGCTGCACTTTGAACTTCAAATAAAGCATTGGGATCGTCAACCACGAAAGCCACCGCATCGGATGAAGCAGTTGTTGTCGGCCAGTAAGATGAGTATTGCACATCTCCGGCTGAATCAGTGTACTGACATCCTTGAAAGACTCCCAATAATAAATCGCCAGCAGCTGCGACTGCAATGCCGCCTGTACTAACCATTTTTACTGGATCGCCTGTAAAAATACTTCCGGTTGTTCCTGTAAGGATATCATACTCAGTAGTACCAGTGCTGTTAACATTGCTTCCAAGTTTTCCTATAGGCCTTAAACCGAATTTAGCATTTGTATTTGCCATAATAGTTTCCTAGTTAATTTTTATATTTAGAAGTGATTATTTACCACTTCCACCAAAAGTAACCTTTGATGACATTTTACTTGAAATTGGCATCGAAGGATTCTCTTCACGCATTAGGTCGTTTTCCACAGCAGTCATTTGGTTTTGGGTTTGTTTTTCAAAGAAATTATTTCTTTGATCTGCGATATCTTTATCGATTTTGCACAATATCAATCCACCCACTCCTATAACTCCAGCGTGCCGACCGTCATCGACTGTAGGCAAATCATGAAAACCTGGGAGTTCGTCTGGTCTTACTGGGACGAATCCTTCACGAAATCTTTTTGAGACATTCGTTTTGTCATCTTGTCCTAGTATAGACTCTCTAATCCAACGATAAATTATACCCTGGGATTCAGCTAATTCTATAGCTTCGTCCGGGAGTTCTAAAGCAGAAGGCATTTTCCAAACTTTTGGCCTATTGTCCTTTTCTCTAGTGTCAGCACTTCTTGAAGCCCTAACATCTTTATCATCAACTACGTTCTCTTTTACTTCTGTCATGATCTTTCTAACCTCGCTTTTTGTATTGCGTAATCTTTAAATGACACTCCAAGCTTCTTAGCTAATGCTTGTTCGCTCGGTGTCAACTCGATACGATTTTGTTTGCGTCCTGTCGATGTATTGCGTGTTGCTGAAGCGACTGTCTGGACGGGTTTATTGTCCGCTTCCACGTTAAACTTATGAGGCAATTCTTTTTGCACTCTGTTATTTAATTCAGTGTAGTACTCATCAGACTCAGTGTCAAAGCCTTCATTTTCTAACTGTCCATGAACAGCAAAAGCAACTGATGTTGCAACTTGATCTTTTCCAAACCAAGTGTTTTGTTGAGCCCATGTACGAGCTTTGTTTGATGGCTCTTCATACTCTGATTGAATAGGATTTTGAGATTGATACTCTTGTTGAGCTTGAACCTGTTCATTGTAAGCCACTTCTTGCTCTTCGTATTGTTTTTGAGCTTGTTGGTATTGCCCAAGTTGAGCTTTGTCTGAGGTGGCCATTGTTAAAGCTTCAGTGGCTGTAGCTATTGCCTCTGGATCTTGAATTTCACTGGCTTGTTTTAAAGCTTGTCTAGCTAAAACAATTTGAGATTCAACACGATTGGAAAATTCATCACCGTAACTGTTTTGAAAAGATCTTTGAGATTGTCTTAATTGTTCGTTTTGATCCTTTAAATCTTTAGCGTATTGAACGGCCATGAGTTCTCTTCTTTGAAACTCTTTAGCCTGGGCTACTGCTTTATTGATTCTATTTTGTGCAAGAGACGCTCTCTTCTCTACATCCGATAGATCTTTTGCTTTCTCTTCTACTTGAGGAGAGACTTTAAAATCTTCTTTAATTGTATCTTCAGTAACCGGGGAAACATTGTTATTTTCTTCCAGAACAATATCAACTGAGTTTTCTTGAACTTCGTCTTCTACCCTTTTATGTTTCTGTACTGCGGCCTTTTCAATTTTTTCATCTGAAATTTCTACATCAATGTTTTCTAATGCTTCAATGTTTATTGCTTCTTCTGACATGAGTTACTCCTATAAAGATTTAATATCGTCTGGATTTAAAATGGTGGCAATGACTTCATCATCATTAATGATACGAACTTCGTGGTCATCTTCTAATCTAAAGCGGGTTCCGGCATAGCGACCTATTAAGATCCACTCTCCTTTTTTACACCAAGCATCATTTCCAAATTTGTTTTCATCTTTATAAGCCAGTGGTCCAACTTTTAATACATAACATATAACTGTGGAAAGAGCTTCTCTGTCTACAGTTTCTTGTACTAATTGGATTCCAGCGTCTGTAACTCCTTTGCCTTTATATGGCAACACTAGTAAACGCCATCCTGATGGATTTGGCATTCTTTCTAGTAAGGATTTTTTTAATAAGGTAGGATCTAAAACTTTATTATCAGCATCAACAAAAGCTTTGTCTAGCTCAGATTCAGTTTCAATTTTTTTTGCGACTTTTTCATTCATCGATATCATCCATATGCAGCGTTTCTTTTAAATCTTCTATGAGTGAGCGAATCGCCGATAACTCTCCCATAAGATATTTGTAATCTTCCATCGATCTTACATTGCCTGAAGCAATGATGTCAACAGCGTTCTGTTCTCTTTGTCTTAAATTTTTAAAAAGATACTCTGCTAAATTTACAGCATCCATTGGCTCTCTCCTGCCTTAATTGTTTTATCTTGGGAATCTAGGGTTCATTCTTCTTGTACTAAGATTAGGTGTTTGCCTTGGCATCATAGGTGGTGGAGCTGGCCTCATGGCTGGTGGAGCTGGCATCATAGGTAAAGGCATTGATGGTGTACTTGGTACTGTTAAATACCCTCCGCTTCCAGGCATCAGTCCATTTATAAATACTTCTTGTTCAGGAGTTACTGGACTAGCATTGGGTATTGGGGTCGCTATTTGTCTGGGTGGTGTACTTCCATACTGTGACATCCATTCTTCATTTCCAGCGTTTAACTGTTCCATTTCCGCTTGGGTGGGTAAGCCGCGAATAAACCCCTCTCCCGGTCCTGAGTTTGCGAGACGAACATTTTGTCCTGAACGCAAAGTCTCTTGTATACCTACTTCATCATTCATACGTACCACTTTATAATCAGGAGCTGGTGGTGCTCCTAAAGCTGTCATTGGATTAAAACCACTTCTATCATCTTTAGGATCAACTGAATACTGACCGGGTGTTCTTCCAAAAGATGCAATTGCTTCAGATAATGGAATATCAGAAGATTTTATATCACCTTCTATTGTAAGTCCCCCAAAAGGTTGATTATTTAACTGAGTGCCATCATCAGCCATTTCGCTGTTTCTTGGTCCAAAGAATCCGCCACCTGTGTTGGCGGCATTATTAGCAGTTATAGCTTTTAAAGCATCAGCAGACATACCAAGCATACCCATATCCCCAAAGTAATCGTTTTCTGGGCTGTCTGGTGTTTTACTTTCATTTATTTTTTTAAGAAATTCATTTATTCCAAACAATTTTCTTAAGCCTGTAGGTTCATCATCCATTCCCTGTTGAGTGTAGAAATCTAAAAAACTTGATGGTATATCACCTATTGGTGATCGGTCTGGAAGTTGAAATGGCTGTCCCATCTCAACACCACCTGGTGCTGGTATACCTGGATTCATTGGCAAGCCTAAGTCTGTTCCTGTTATTGCAGGGGGCATTGGAGGAAGAGTTGGTCTTTCTCTTCTGAATTGTTCGCCTATTGGATCTGGTCTAGTATCAGTTGGCATGAATGCTTGCTCTGGTTGTCTTGGAGCTTCATACCCTTCAGGTGTAAAATAAGCGGGACCGCCAACTATAAGACTTGGCCTTGGTTGTTGACGCATGGGACGTTGCCCCATTGAATTATCTACAACCGCACCAGGGGGTGCAACTGGTGG